GGTTGTAGCTATTGTTAACAATGTTAACATTAAATTCTTTAAAAATAAAATATAAAGGGTAATAGTATAACGTACCCCATGTGCACACATACACGCGTATATATATAGGGGCAATATGTAAACACGTTAACAGCAAAGGAGAATGATATGAGAGAAAGCAGTATAGAATCCAAGTTCAGGGATGAAGTAAAAGAGGTCGGTGGTATGGCGTATAAGTTTGTATCCCCGGGCAATGCTGGAGTACCAGACAGGGTTGTAATCCTTCAAGGCGGAAAATCTGGATTCGTAGAATTGAAACGTCCGGGAGAAAAAACAACACCGCTTCAGAAAGTTCAGATCCGTAAGATCTTGGCGACAGGATGTTATGCAACTGTTCTTGATAATAAAAAAGACATTGACCGAGTAATCTGGGAGATCGAAGCATGGAATCCCGGCAAGGCCCCGGACAAGATTACAGAGTTAGAACAGAGAGGCATGATATGAAATTCGTACCACACAATTATCAGCGATACTGTATTAACCGCATGATCACGGATCCGGTCTTAGGATTGTTTCTTGACATGGGTCTTGGAAAGACAGTGATCACACTGACAGCAGTCAATGATCTGAGGTTTAATCGGTTTGCAGTCAGAAAAGTTCTTGTCATCGCACCGAAGAAGGTGGCAGAAGATACATGGACAAGGGAATCACAGAAATGGGATCACTTAAAGATGCTTCGGGTGATCCCGGTTCTTGGAAGTATCAAACAGCGGATCAGAGCGATCAACACACCCGGCGATATCTGGGTGTTATCGAGAGATAATGTCTCATGGCTGGTTGATTATTACAAAAATGACTGGCCGTTTGACATGGTGATCATCGATGAGTTGTCGAGCTTTAAGTCCAACAAAGCAAAACGATTCCGAAAATTAAAAAGTGTCAGGAGTCACATCCACCGGATCGTAGGGCTTACAGGAACACCGACTCCGAACGGACTGGAAGACCTGTGGGCACAGATCTATCTTCTGGATGAAGGAGAACGGCTAGGAAAGACTCTAACCGGATATCGTGATAATTACTTCACACCGGGAGCAAGAAACGGAAATGTGATCTATGAGTACAATCCAAGAACATGGGCAGACGAAGAGATTAATGAACGGATCAAAGATATCTGTATCTCCATGAAAGCAGAGGATTATCTGGAATTACCAGAACGGATCGATAATGTCCGTCATATCAAACTTCCAGATAAAGCAAAGAAGCAGTATGAAGAACTGGAGAAGACGATGATCGCGGATATCGATGGAGAGACTATTGACGTTACCAGTGCAGCGGCTTTAAGTAATAAACTTTTGCAGCTTTGCAACGGAGCTGTCTATGATGCAGACGGTATATACCATGAGGTGCATGACGAGAAGATCGAAGCCTTAAAAGAGATCATCGATGCAAATGCCGGAAAGGGGATATTAGTGTTTTATAACTTTAAGCATGACAAGGCACGGATCCAGAAGGCTTTGAAAAAGAGCAAGCTTCGGATCGGGGAATTAAAGAATCCGGACAGCATCACAGCCTGGAACAATGGGCAGATGGATATCCTACTTGCACATCCGGCAAGTGCAGCATATGGATTAAACCTCCAGGCAGGTGGGCACATCATTGTCTGGTTTGGACTTAACTGGTCATTGGAGTTATATCAACAGGCAAATGCCAGATTGTACCGGCAGGGACAGAAAGAGAATGTTGTGATCCATCATCTGGTTACTGCCGGCGGATATGATGAGAACGTCATGGATGCACTGGAAGCAAAAGAAGTTACACAGGATTCGTTTCTAGATGCCTTAAAGGCAAGGATCAAAAGTGTTAAGGAAAGTTAAGGAGTGAATTAATTATGGCAAAGATCAGACAGAAGCTTGCGAAGGTCTATATTCATTCGCAGGATAATGGCAATGACTTTGGGATCATCGACCATCTGGCTGAGGTCGGATATGATGTCGATTTCGAAGTTGTGGATAATGGAGTTGGCAATAAGGTAATCTCATGTGAGATCTATGATGCAGGGGGGGAAGAAAGACAATGATTAAAAATAACAGGACAGCAATGAACGCATACAAGAAGACCAGAGAGAAACACGGTGGGGATCATCCTCGCTGTGTAGTCTGTGGCGAAGTGATGGATCCAGAGGATGATGAGACAGAGCGGTCCAGAACAAAGAGAAGGACAGATTGTTTTGTACATAGGCATTGCGTGAAACACTGGGGAGACGTTTAAGTGCAAGGTTGATCACGAAAAATATCCAGAAGTGAAGTAGAAAGACAGATTTAAAAATATGATGGAGGGATAATTTATGATCATTGGATTTTTAAGCGGATTATTTATCGGAGCAGTAGCAGGAGTGGCAGTGATGTCACTCTGTGCCGCAGCGAAAGAGAGGGATGAGTTATGACAATAACAGAGAATCTTACAGGTGTCGTGAAAGAGGAACAAAAGACAATAACAGAATTTTTTGATGAAATAAAAAGCAACATCTGTGATAACTATTGCAAGTATCCAAGCGAAATAAAAGACTATGATGAGCTGATAGAAACAGTATGCAGCAAATGTCCGCTGCGAAAGTTGAACTAATTATTAGATTAGTTGAAATATTAGTTGAAGAATAAGTCGAAGGAGTTGATACATAATGGCATATAGAGATTGTCCGTGCCTAAATTGTAAAGATAGATCACACGGATCAAAGAGAGTTGCTTGTCAGACAGGATGTGAGAAGTATCTGTCCTGGAAGGCAAAGGAACAGGAATTAAGAAGAAGAGAGAAAGAATCACGGCCTTATTACTCAAATGCAAGAAAAACGATCATAAGAAACCGTCAGATGAAAAGAAAGAGCGGTAGGCAGATATGATTGATCCATGCAAAGCCTGTGCAGAGATAACCTGCATGGGCATTTGTGCCGATCAGGTGCAATACAAGCAAGAGTATCAGGAGATGGCGGATCGGATAAGGCAGCAGATAATAAATCGTAACAGGAGGGGAGAACGTGGACAAGAACGTACTGATCCAATACACAGACATGATTGAAGAAGTAAAAGATATAAGAAAAAGAATCTTGCAAACAGAGAAGCAGATCAGCAGGATTGAGGAAGAAGGAACTGTAAAAGACACAGTGAGCGGTGGTATGGGTGGAATACAGCACTTTGTTGTTGAGGGTATGCCAGTACCAGAACTTAGCAGAAAGAAACTGCTGCTCAATAAACGAAAAGCTATGTTGATTGAAAAAGAGAATGAACTTCTGGAACTCATGAATCAAGCGGAAGAATATATAAATAGCATTGAGAAGAGCGAACTAAGAATGATGTTTAGATTTTATTACATTGATGGCATGACGTGGCTGCAGGTAGCACATAAGATGAATCAGTTACACCCTAAAAGGCGAGTAGCTTATACAGAAGACAGCTGCAGAATGAGAAATACAAGATTTTTTCAAGAAAATTAGAAAATGTTCGGTCACGTTCGCAAAAAATAGGCTAATATATAGGCTAGAGCGATTAGATGAAGCGATACTTCATAAATGTTCCTTTTTCTTGCTAATAAAAATACGTACAAAATACGCATAAAATTATTGACTTATACGCATTTTGTACGTATAATGAACATATAAATTAAAAAAAGGAGAGTTTTTCATGAAGAGAAGAGATTTGATTAAACTCCTTGAAAAAAATGGATGGTATTTAAAACGGAATGGTGGGAACCATGATCTATATACAGATGGTAACAGAATTGAGCCAATTCCAAGACATCCAGAGATTAAGGAGCGATTAGCTAAATCTATTATCAAGAAACTGGGGCTTTAAGCCCCAGACTTGGTGGATTCATGAAAAACAAAAATGAAAAAAGGATCAAACGGCAAGATTTTAGGAGGAACGGAAACATGGCAAAGAAAGTAGCGTATCCGGTTATTTTAAAACCGGATCAAGAAGGGTATTATGTAGAAATCCCTGATTTTGATATCGCTACAGAAGGCGATACAATAGCAGAGGCTATGGAAATGGCCAGAGATGCTATTGGATTGATGGGGATTGATATGGAAGATGAGAAAAAAAGTCTTCCAGAACCAAATTCAAAAGCTCAAAATGTAGAAGCAGGAGACACAGTAACACTTGTAGATGTAGACTTTACAGAGTACAGAAAGAGAGTGGATAATAAAGCAGTTAAGAAAAACTGTACAATTCCATATTGGATGAGTGTAGAAGCCGATAAAGCGGGAATTAATTATTCACGAGTATTACAAGATGCAATTTCTAATATATTAGGAGTTGCGCGTACAACAAAAGGTTAATCAAATCTCAAAATATATTGAATTAAGCACCTTCGGGTGCTTTTTTCGTGCATAAATTTAAGGACCTCTAGCTCAGCAGGTCAGAGCAGTCGGCTCATAACCGATCGGTCCAGGGTTCGAGTCCCTGGAGGTCCATTTAAGAAATAAGAAAGAAGGTGGTAATGTTTGAATGAAGAAAAAAACTACATATTGGCAGAGTCTGATTACGTAGCCGGAATGAAGTATAAAGACATTGCTGCCAAGTATGGAGTCTCGATGAACACTGTGAAATCGTGGAAGAAACGATACGCATGGTCGAGGAACAAAAAGACAGGATGCATCCAAAAGGGGTGCACACAAAATAAAAAGGGTGCACACAAAAAAGAAGCCGTTGCGGAGGATGTAAGTCAGGTCGTGATCAACGATGAACTTACCGATCAGCAGCAGCTTTTTTGTTTGTACCAATCCAGAATGTTTAATTATACGAAAGCTTACATGAAAGCATATCCTGGTTGTACTTATGCATCTGCTGCCGTATTAGGAAGCAGGCTTATGAAGAATCCAGTGATCAGAAAAGAGATTGAACAGCTAAAGCAGAATCATATGAACAGGGAACTGTTAAAGCAGGAAGATATCTTTCAAAAGTACATGGATATTGCGTTTGCAGATGTGACAGATTATGTATCGTTTGGGCGAGAAAATATTCAAGTTATGGGTGCTTTTGGTCCAGTAATGGTAGAAAACAAAGAAACTGGAAAAAAAGAAGTTCTCGAAAAAGAAGTCAATACTGTGAAATTCAAACAATCTGAAGATGTTGATGGAACGTTGATTATGGAAGTGAAGCAAGGAAAAGACGGAGCGAGTATTAAGCTGGTTGATAAGATGAAAGCTTTACAATGGCTTGCAGATCATATGGATATTGCTACAGTTGAACAGAAAGCTAAGATTGAGCAGATCAGAGCTAAGACAGCGATCATGTCCGGAACATCCGAAGAAGAGACAGAAGACGATGGATTCATCGAAGCCTTAAAAGGTGAGGTGGCAGATGTATGGGAAGAAGAATAAAGAAAGCTGTCTTTAAGTTTCGACCATTCTCTAAGAAGCAGAAAAAGATACTTACCTGGTGGCTGCCAAATTCTCCAGTACATGATCAGGATGGAATCATAGCAGATGGAGCAATCCGATCGGGAAAGACAGTTTCTATGTGCTTATCTTTTGCAATGTGGGCAATGGAAACATTCAACGGCCAAAACTTCGGTATGTGTGGGAAAACGATCGGTTCTTTCCGGAGAAACGTACTTTTTTGGTTAAAGCTTATGCTTAAGAGTCGAGGGTATCATGTCGAAGATCATAGAGCTGATAATTTAGTTGTTATCCGAAGAGGTGGCAAAGAGAACTATTTCTATATCTTCGGTGGAAAAGACGAGCGATCACAGGATTTGATACAGGGTATTACTTTAGCAGGAGTCTTTTTTGATGAAGTGGCACTGATGCCTGAATCTTTTGTTAACCAGGCAACAGGACGATGTTCAGTAGATGGATCTAAATACTGGTTCAACTGTAACCCAGATGGGCCGTATCACTGGTTTAAAACTAACTGGATTGATCGTGCAGATGAAAAGAAACTTGTCTATCTACATTTCACAATGGACGACAATCTGAGTCTATCTGAGCGAATTAAAGCAAGATATCGGGCGATGTATACCGGAGTGTTTTACAAGCGCTATATCCTAGGTCTGTGGGCCGTAGCCGAGGGAATTATTTACGATATGTTCAATACAGAAAAGCATGTTGTAAAAGACCAGCAATCAGTAGTAGGCAGTAAATACGTCAGTGTCGATTATGGTACACAGAATGCGACAGTATATCTTCTGTGGGAAAAGAATCACAAGGGACAGTGGGTTGCTACAAAGGAATATTACTATTCTGGCCGAGATGAGACTACGCAGAAGACAGATGGAGAATATGCGGATGACATGGAAGAGTTCCTGGAAGGAATCAATGTTGAATCGATCATTGTCGATCCGGCAGCAGCATCCTTTATCGCAGAGCTTAAGAAAAGAGGATTCAAGGTTAAGAAAGCAAAGAATGATGTACTTGATGGTATTCGATTTGTAGGAAATCTGTTAAATCTAGGTGTATTACTGTTCTCTGAATGTTGTAAAGAAACAATCAAAGAGTTTGGTTCTTATATCTGGGATGATAAGGCATTGGAACGTGGGGAAGATAAACCAGTGAAGCAGCATGATCATTGCATGGATGCGGTAAGATATTTTGCTTACACGATCGTAAGACGTGAACGAAAATGGAGTTGATTAAATGATAAAAGAAATTATTGAGCGAATAAGGCAGGTGATAAGAAAAATGCTTGGAAAAGAAAATATCAGAGATGCGATCGGAGTTGATGTTGCCGTATCGGACAAGATGGCAAGAGAAATTGATCTCTGGTCGAAGATGTATAAAAATCAACCGCCTTGGAAAAGAAAAGAGCTGAAGCTTTGTGGGTTACCTGCAGCTATTGCTGGAGAATTTGCAAGGCTTGTCACACTGGAATTAAAAACAGAGATCACAGGGAATAAGTTTCTCAACGATGAATACCAAACTGTGATTGATAATATACGAACCTATACGGAATATGCCTGTGCAAAGGGTGGACTTGCAATGAAGCCTTATGTTTCTGACGGACACATTGAAGTTGACATGGTCCAAGCTGATCACTTTTTTCCGACAAAATTTAATTCCAGAGGGGAAGTTATTGCAGCGGTTTTTATGGAAACCGTAACGATCGGGAAACAGGTATATACAAGACTGGAATATCATCAACACGATGAGAACACGACATATCATATTATGAATAAGGCTTTTGTAAGGCAGGATCTAGATAATGTTGAGGTATTGGGAAAAGAAGTACCGCTTAGTGCTGTACCGGAGTGGGCCAATCTTGAAGAAGCAGTGACAATCTTACACGTGAAGAAGCCATTATTTGCATATTTCAAAATTCCGAACGCAAATAACGTTGATGATTCATCTCCATTAGGAGTTTCTGTATATTCTAGGGCAGTCGATGATATCAAAGAAGCTGATTATCAATGGACAAGGATATTGTGGGAATATGAGGGATCTGAATTAGCAATTGATGGAGACGTTAGCTTATTTAAGCGAAAAGAAAACGGAGAATTTGACCTTCCAAAAGGAAAAGAAAGACTCTTTAGAATGATGGATTTTGACGATGACAAGGATCAGTACAAAGTGTTTGCACCGCCGATCCGTGACGAAAGCCTTATCAATGGATTCAACACGATTTTACGAAGGATTGAGTTTAATGTAGGTCTTGCCTACGGAACTTTAAGTGATCCAAACACAGTTGATAAGACTGCAGAAGAGATCAAAGCAAGCAAACAGCGATCATACAGTACTGTATCTGATATCCAGAAAGCACTGCAGAAAGCGTTAGAACAATTAGTCTATGCAATGGATGTGATTGCACAGCTTGCTAATCTAAATGGGGGCAAGAAATATGAGATTAGCTTTGACTGGGATGATTCGATCGTGATCGATAAAGAACAGGAACTGCAGAGCATGCAGCAGGATGCAACAGCCGGACTGATTCGAAAAGAAATATACATTGCTGCCAAGTATGGAGTTTCTGAGGAAGAAGCATTAAAAATGATGCCGACACAGGATGATCGTTTTAATATTCAGGAAGAGTAGGTGATCACAGATGCTTGATCCGAAGTATTTGGAACAATTCTCTGATCAGTTACTTGGTATCATCGACAGTCTGACAATAGCGATCATATCTGATATGGCTAAAAGAATTGTAAAGATGGGAAATGTATCCGAATCGACAAAGCATCAGGCGGAGGTTTTACAGAATGCAGGTCTCGTTTATAAAGATACGATCAAACGAGTGAGTCAGGTGTCTGGGTACCAGAATCGAGAAGTCGAGCGGATGTACCAGGAAGCAGGAGTCAGAAACTTAAAAAATGAAGCTGTCTATTACAAGCAGGCAGGGAAAGAAGCCGTTAAACTTGAACAGTCAAATGGAATGCAAAGGATTCTGCAGGCAAACGTCAGAAAGACATGTCAAGAATTAGATAACTTAACAATGACAACAGCCGCAAAATCACAATCTGCTTTTATTCAGGCATGTAACAAGGCACAGATGAAAGTAAGTACAGGAGCATTCAGTTATGACAAAGCCATTGCAGATGCGATTAAAGAGGCAGCAGTGCAGGGAACAGAAGTCTTATATCCATCACAGCATGTCGATAAATTAGATGTCGCGGTAAGAAGAGCTGTACTTACCGGAGTAAATCAGACTGCAGCAGAAATGAATCTGCAGTATGCAAAAGATCAGAATTGTGATTATGTTGAAACAACTGCGCATGCAGGTGCAAGACCTGAACATGCCGTATGGCAAGGGAAGGTCTTTTGTTTATCTGGGACTGATCCAAAATACGAAAACTTCTATGAAGCAACAGGATATGGAACAGGACCAGGGTTATGTGGTTGGAACTGCAGGCATAACTTCCATGCATTCTTTCCTGGAATATCAACACCGGCATATACACAGGAGATGCTAGATGATTATTCTGCAAAGAGCGTGACATACAACGACAAACAATTTACAGAGTATGAAGCAAGTCAGATGCAGAGAAGTCATGAACGACAGATCAGAGAGACAAAGAGGAAACTTGCTGGATATAATTCAGCGATCAGTGAAGCGAAAGATGATACCTTAAAAAATACTTTACAGAATCGGTTCAATGAAGAATCTGTAAGATTAAAGAAACAGGAAGCAGCACTGAAAGCTTTCTGCAAGGAAACAGGAAGGCGATATGAGTCTGCCAGAGTTCAGATCTATGCAGTGAAGAATAAAGCAGGAGATATCGTTGGATTCAACCGAAGTGTAGCACAGAAGGCTGTATGGCAAGATCGAAAGAATACCTTTAAGAATCAAATGTCTAAACAGTTAGAAAAACTGGCAGAAGAAGAAAAGAAGGCAATCTGGCGATATACTGGTAATGCAGCGAACCGAGTGAACAGTGCAATATATTCTGGAAAACAGCAAAGAATTGATCAGGAAAAAGGATTTATGGATCTGTTGGATTCTGCATTAAGTAAAGGTACTACAGAACATAAAATGGTAGTTCATCGTGATACGATTCCAGAATATTTAAATGCATTTCCAAAAGGTTTTCAATATTCCGAAGAGGATATAAAAAGAATGAATGGAATGACCTTAACGAATAAAGGTTATACATCTACATCTTTTCATGACATAATGTATCAGGGGAGAAATGTTCATCTTGAAATTGAGATCCCTAAAGGGTATAAAGGCTGTTTATATATAAAAGATGTCGCAACTGAAAAATACAAAAATCAAGAAGAAGTGTTGTTTAAACGAGGCTTTCAGTATAAAATAAAAAGTGTAAATAAAGAAAAGGACAGATACTATATCAAAGCGGAGGCTGTTTTATGAGTGGAATAGGATATTATTATGATGAAAATGGTGTGAAACAAGAAATGGAAATAGGTCCGAGTTTTGATGACTTTCCTGGAATGGCAAAAGTGACAAGTCCTATACCAATATGCCATGCATGCAGAAAAGCAGATTTTGATGAAAAAGGTTATGAAACTTTATGCAAAGTATACGGGAAGATACCAAACAAACACTTAAAGGCCAAAGATTATAACTGCCCATATTTTGATAACGAAAACAATGGATGGTATCAGTTGATAAAAGATAAAGTAGAAAAAGCGAAAGGTGAGAACAATGGATAACTTTAAAGCTGTATATAAAATCTTATCAGCATTGGAAAAAGCAATGGATTATCCAGAATTTGATATCAACGATGTTGGGCCGGAAGCCTTAGGGGTTTCCAAAGAACGCTGGGCACGATATATAGAGATGATGGTTGATGTCGGATATATCAAGGGTGTAAGTATGAAACGTGATATCACAGGAGCAACAAGAATCAATGCAAGTGATGTTAGAATTACATTAAAAGGTCTTGAGTATTTACAGGAAAATTCAATGATGAAAAAAGTATATAATGCCGTGAAAGGAATCAAGGATATAACGCCAGGTCTATAAATATGTACCATCTGATCAATATCAGGTGGTATTTTTATACGAAATTTTAAGAAAGGAGCAGTGCAGCATGAAGTCAACAGAATAGAAAGGACGGTGATCCAAATATCTCCCGGCAGCAGGGTTAAGCTGCAGAAGACACGCAGAGAGATCTGGGTGTTATTTTTATGCAAAGAAACAACATTGGTCAGCTGATCAGACCTTAAACAGTCGGTTCGTGGCGGTCGGTTACACGCCTAAAACAACCTAATACGAAAGGAGAACGAGCAACATGAAAACAGATTTTTTAAAAGGTTTAAATCTTTCCCAGGAAGTGATCGATAAGATCATGGCTGAAAACGGAAAAGATATCGCTGCAGAACAGAAAAAAGCAGAGAAAATCACTCAGGAGCGAGACAGTTATAAGCTAAAAGCAGAAAGTCTTGAAACTCAGGTAAACGATGCAAATGCAGAGATTCAGAAGTTTAAAGACATGGACATTGACGGCATCAAGCAGGCGGCAGATGATTGGAAAACAAAAGCTGAGAAAGCAAAGAGTGATGCAGATGCACAGATCTCAGAAATGAAATTTGATTATGCATTAACTGCAGCATTGACAGGAGCGAAAGCTAGAAACAGCAAAGCGGTCAAAGCGTTACTTGATATGGATGGACTGAAACTAAACGATGGAAAAATTATCGGTTTAGACGAACAGCTGTCACAGATCAAGGAAGAAAACGGCTTTTTGTTCGAAAGTGATGAACCTGCACCAACGATCGTTAAAGGAACAAATGGTGGTTCTGGCGGTATTGGTGGAAAGAAACCAAGTGAAATGACATATTCGGAACTCTGTGACTATATGGAACAGAATCCCGGAGCAGAGATTTAAATAAAGGAGTAAAAAATGGCAGGAGAAAAATTTGATTCTAAATCATTCAATCCTCAGGCATTCGGTGCCTACACAGAGAGGATTCCAAATTTAAAAAAGAACGAGCTGATCAAGTCCAGAGCCCTAAAAGGTAATCAGGATATCAAAAACACGTTCAGTTCTCAGACAGGAACAGTATATGCAGTATTGCCAATGCATGGTCTTATCGGTGGAGCAGCACAGAACTATGATGGTGAGACAGATCTTAAGTCTGAAAACACAGACACATTTGAAAGAGGTGTTGTTGTAGTTGGTCGTATGAAAGGATGGACTGAGCGAGACTTTTCAGAAGATGTTACAGGTGGTGTAAGTTTTATGGACAATGTTGCAGCACAGGTCAATGATTACAAAGCTGATCTTGATCAGACAACATTAGTAAAGATTCTGGATGGTGTCTTTGCAATGACCGGAAAAGAAAACAAAGTCTTTGTTGATAAACATACATCTGATATCACAGAAGTAACAGCAACTGACAAAGATGGAAACGTAAAGAACGTTGTACAGGCTGACACGTTAAATACAGCTTTACAGAAAGCAGCAGGAGATAATAAGTCTAAGTTTACGATCGCGATCATGCACAGTGCGGTAGCAACAAACCTTGAAAATCTGAAGCTGTTAAAATACATGACACAGACAGATGCAAATGGAGTTGAAAGAGACTTAACTCTTGCGACATGGAATGGTCGTCTGGTTCTGATCGATGATTCCATGCCAGCAGAAGAAGTTGCTGCAGTAGAAGAAAGTGGAACAAAGGGAGAGTCTGGTTATGTTGCAGCACAGGAAGCTTACACAAAATATACAACTTATGTATTAGGTGATGGGGCTTTTGACTATGAAGATATCGGCGCAAAGGTGCCATATGAAATGCATCGTGATCCAAAAACACATGGTGGAGAAGATACTCTGTATATGAGACAGAGAAAAGTATTTGCACCATACGGAATTTCGTTTACTAGAAAATCTATGGCTGCAAAATCCCCAACAGATGCAGAACTTGCTGATGGATCTAACTGGACACTGGTTGATAACGGAAAAACAAATTCCGATAAGAAAGTGATCGATCACAAAGCAATTCCAATCGCAAGAATCATTTCCAGAGGGTAGGCGGTGATCCGGTATGGTGGAATATGCAGACAGGGATTTTTATGAAAATACATTTCATGGCGAGATCATACCGGAGAAAGCTTTCCCTAGTATGATCTTAAAGGCGAGTATCTTTGTGAAGTTTCTTACTTTTTCCAGAGTCGATGATATGACAGAGATTCCAGAAGAGGTAAGCTTGGCCACATGTGCGATAGCAGATGTGATGTATCAGGATGGAATGAGAAAAGATGATGCAGGAAGGGAGATTGCAAGTGAGAACAACGATGGATACAGCGTAAGTTTTGTGACGAGTCAGAGCAAAACAACAGGCACTGTGGAGCATCGTTGTAAGAAAGCAGCATATCCTTATCTTGCACATACGGGACTCTTGTACAGGGGGTGTGGACCATATGATGACAAATGCAGATCTGACGATCTATAACAATCGTGGAGTTGATAAAAAGACAGCACGAAAGCTTTATTTAAAGACTCAGATCAAAGGTGTCAGTTTTTACACAAAGCAGCAGACAACTGTTACCGATCAGGGACTTAGTTCTGCAGATATGTATCAGATCCGCATTCCTTTATCTGCAGATACGGAAGGGAAAGAATACATTGATGCTGATAAGTATCGGGAATTATCTGCAGAAGAAGCAGAAAAATACTGGACGATCAATAACGGAGATCTGTTTGGAAAAGGATTGTTAGAAGATTTTGAGAAAGAATCAGAATTTTTAAAGCAGCAGCACACAGGAAAAGTATTATCGTTTTCGGATAACCGGAGAGGAAGTTTGCCACATTGGAGAATCGGAGGTGCTTAAATATGGGAACACAAGTTAAAGTCGAACTTTCGCCCGATCAGATCTTAAAGACAAGAGGTCTTCAAGTTGGTGGACCCGCACAAAGATTTTTTACCGGAGAGTTCCGAAGAAAGATGGATCCATATGTTCCATTTTTAACCGGAGTATTAAAAGATACTGCAATAGAAAATGTGGACTCAATCCAGTTTGTAACTCCATATGCACAAAAGCAATATCACGAGAACAAAGGGAATGGACTTCGTGGCAAAGAATGGGATCAAAGATGTTGGGCAGACAATGGAGATCAGATTGTTCAGTCTGTTGCAGATTTTGTAGGAGGTAAAGCAGAATGAGTGTGATCGCAAGTGTGAGAGCATTTATCCAGGACTATCCAGGATTATCAGCATTCGATGATCTGGTGGGCGTGGAACATCTTCCGGAGGATACAAAAAGTTATGCGATTGAAGCATCTGTAACATCACAGCCAATCAAAAGGCGGTATATTAACGGTGACACAGAACGCCGTTTTAATTTTGTCCTGGCAAGCCGTGAGTACTTCGGGGCAGACGTTGCAGAGAATATTGACGTAGCAGAGTTTTACGAAGATTTCTCAGACTGGTTGGAACGATGCACGATCAATAACGAACTTCCGGAAATGGATAAAGGAAAAAGAGCAATTAAAATACAGGCACTGACAAATGGCTATGTGTTTAACGCAGATGCGACTAAAGCACAGTATCAGATTCAGTGCCAATTAATTTATTATCAGAAATTAGGAGGAATATAAAATGGCAGAAACAGCAAGCAAAACAGTAAAACAGCGTTATCAGGAAGCATCTTATTTAAAGGTGTCTGAAGCGTTCGAATTAATGGGAACTGGTTTTACAGAGTTGAACGAAGATCCAGGAGCACAGACAACGAGCAAAAAATATATCAATGATAAATCATCCACATCAAGCATTACAAGTTATGAAGGTGAGCACGGATTTACAGCCGATCAGATTCCAAGCGAAAAGGTCATTAAAGATCTGGTTAGTATTGGTAAAGAGAGAAAAACAGGAGCAGATGCAGAACGTGAATTTGTTCGCGTTGATCTGGATGAAAAAGTAGAAGGAGATACCACTGGGACAGTATTCAAAGCACGTATGTTTACCGTAGCTGCTGAAATTTCAAGTTTCTCTGATAATGACGGAGAATTACAGGTTGAGGGAACACTTCACGACAAAGGAGATCCTGTTATGGGTAAATTTGATACAAAGACAAAGACATTTACACCGGATTCAGCGACAGAGTAAACGAAAGCGAAGCGAAGATTGGAATTAGAATTAAGGAGTAAGATATATGTTTATTTGGAATGGAGAGAAGCTTGCATTTAATTTTCTGGATGCAGATATGATGAAGAAGTTTAATGATGCAAGCAAAGAGATGTGGAAGGAACTTGGAGAGTACGAAGAAAAGAATGTAAAAGATGGAATGATGGGTCCAGAAGGCGTTGCAAACGAGTCAGAAATCATGAGTAGGTTTTTTGATGCAGTATTTGGAGAAGGTTCTGCAGATAAAATCTTTACTGCTAAACATGATCTGACAGAAAGAACGAAAGCAGTTAAGAAGCTTTATTCTATCAGAGATTCACAGTTAGCAGATCATGAAAAGAGAGTCAATGAACTGTCTAAGTTGTTAGGAGCTGAATGATCAGAAGAGAACTCCCGGTGTCAGTAGATATCGGGAGTGAAACATATAAGATTGATGCTGATTTCAGAACAATCATGAATGTTGAAGGGATTATCTTTGGAAAAAAAGTTACAGATGATCAAAAGAAGTTTGCAGCAGAGATGATGAAAGAGATCGATATTGAAGAAAAAGATGCGATTCAAAATGCAAAATATTATGATGCGCTAAAGCTCTTTTACAAAGATAATGTTCCGGATGATCTGGAAGAAGCTATGGAAAAAATGCTGTGGTTTTATTCCTGTGGTAAGGAAGATAAACAATCAAAAACAAAAACAAAGAAAAAAGTGATCAGCTTTGAATATGATTTTGATTATATCAATGCAGGGTTTATGCAGGATTATAAGATTGATCTGTTTGAAGTTGATTTCTTGCATTGGTGGAAGTTCATGTCATTATTTAGTGCCCTGCATGATGATTGCAAAATCTGTGAGATCATTGGATATCGCGGGGCAGAGTTAAAGAATTTTGACAAAGAACAGAGAAAAAGGATAAGGGAGATGCAAAAAATCTATGCACTTCCGGATGAGATAAGCAAAGAAGAAAAGAAGAGGCAGGATGAGATAACACAGATACTGCTAAATGGCGGTGATCTGTCAGGAATATTGTGATAAGAGAAGCGAACAGGCGAGAGCTTGGATCTGCAGGTTGAGCACCCAGGACGTCAAATAGCTTAGAAACTTTAGAATTTTAGTTATTTGACGAGGTGAAGACATGGCAGATGGTACAGTTACAATAGAAACCAAACTGGATAATTCTGGTGCAGAAAAAGGATTAAACGATCTTAAGAAAGAAGTTGAGTCTTCTTCTAAGAGTACAGCACAGGAGATAGATAAAGCTTCTGATCAGGCACAAAAGAGTGTAGAAGAAGTTGCTAAGTCAGCAGAGAAAACCGGAAAACAAGTAGAAAAGAGTGCAAAGGATTCAGCATCGAAAGCAGGACAGGCAGCCAAACAAGGAGCTGATTCAGCAGCAAAAGGAACAGAATCCGCATCTACGAAGATGCAGCAGTCTCATAAAAAGGTAAAGGATACTGCAAAAGAAAGTGCAGATGGCGCAAAAAAGTCTTGGGAAGAATCTAATCAAAGTACAGTAGCAAGTACAGAGAGTGCAACATCAAAGATGGCCGGATTGATGAAAAAATCTGCAGCAGTAATTGGAGTTGCATCTGTGGCGGCCGCAAAAAAGACGATCGATGTAGGCAAGTCTTTTGAAGCAGGAATGAGCGAGGTCCAGGCGATCTCCGGAGCATCTGGAAAAGACCTGGAAAAGCTATCTGCAAAAGCAAAGCAGATGGGAGCTACAACGAAGTTCTCTGCTACAGAGTCAGCTACAGCACTTAAGTACATGGCTATGGCAGGATGGAAAACAAATCAGATGGTTTCTGGATTGTCTGGTGTTATGAACTTAGCTGCAGCCTCCGGAGAAGATCTTGGAACAGTATCTGACATTGTAACAGACTCAATGACCGCTTTTGGATTGAAAGCAAAGGATTCTGGACATTTTGCAGATGTACTGGCTAAAGCATCGAGTAGTTCTAACACCAATGTTGCAATGATGGGAGAAACATTTAAGTATGTTGCCCCTCTGGCCGGATCTATGAAGTACAGTATCGAAGATACAGCTACAGCCGTTGGATTGATGGCAAATGCCGGAATCAAGGGATCACAGGCAGGTACAGAGTTAAGATCTATCCTGACACGACTTGTAAAACCGCCAAAAGATGCAGCGGCAGCATTGAGTGCTTTGGGTATCAGCACAACAAAAGCTGATGGATCCATGAAGCCAATGAGACAGACGATGGCGGAATTGAGAGAAAAGTTCTCTAGATTAACAGACAGCCAGAAATCCCAGTATGCTGCAGCTATTGCAGGACAGGAAGCAATGTCTGGTCTGTTAGCAATCGTAAATGCATCTGATTCCGATTTCAATAAACTGCAAAAGGCAATTGATAATTCTTCCGGTGCAGCCAAGAAACAGGCAGATGTCATGAACAATAATCTGCAGGGAGCATTGTATGATCTTGGATCGGCAGCAGAAGCGGTGGGGATTGGTATCTATGAAGATATTAAGACACCTTTAACAAAAGCCGTTGGTGTTGGGACAAAACAGTTAAGGATTTTATCTAACAAATTGAAAAAAGGTGGAATAAAAGAGATTGTTCCGAAGGAAGCTATAAATACGGTTGAAAATCTTGGAAAAGTGGCTATGGTAGCTGGCAAAGGTGGAGTAAAAGTATTGGCCACTTCTACAAAACTGCTTGGGGACAACATGGGTGTAGTTATTCCACTTGCAACATCATTCATGGGTGCCTGGGCCGGAGTTAAGGTTTTCAACACTGCATCTAAAGGAGTTACAGCATTAACTACAGCTTTTAGTGCCTTAAAAACAATGGAGCAAGCAAATGCAATCACCTTAGTGGCACAACAGGGTGGTTTGACCGCATTGCAGACAGTTGTTGGAATCTTTACAGGTAAGATTTCTCTTGCGACAGTAGCAACAGGAGCTTTTAATGCAGCATGTACAGCACTTGGCGGTCCAGTAGGTTTAGGAGTTGTTGCAGTAGGTGCTTTAGTAGCAGGAGTCGCAGCATACACACTGACACAGAAAAAAGCGGTTACAGAAGCAGATCGATACTATTCTTCGTGCACAAAACTCAAAAAGAAACAAGAAGAGATGGCAGCATCGATCAAGAGCTTACATAAAGAAAATCAGAAAAATGTAGATTCTGCACGTGCAAATGGTGTTCAGGCAGATCAGTTGTATCAAAAATTGACAAAACTGATGAATGTTGAGCATAAGAGCGCTGGGACAAAAGCACAGATTGTAAGTGTAGTTAAACAATTAAATGAATTATTACCAGGGCTGAATCTTGAGTATGACAAAGAAGCAGATAAGCTAAATAAGTCTACTTCTACGATCAAGAAAAACATCGCAGCATTGAAAGAACAGGCAATGGCCAAGGCTTATCAAAAAGGCATGGAAAGTGCAGCATCTAAAGTAGCCAAAGCCGATATTGAGAATGAAAAAGCTATCAAGAAAAAGACGGAAGCAACAAACAAATATAATGCCGCTGTTGAAAAAATGAATCAGGTTACCGCAAAGGTAAATCAGGGAAAGATAACAACAAGCAGTGATGAATATAAGAAAGCTTCTAATGATCTGACAAAATACTATGATGCAATGATGACAGCCAATAAGGCGGTTGAGCAAAGTGGTAAAAACTTAAATGCAGCACAAAAAGAACTGACTGCATACACAGACAAATATACAGCACAGGCAAATTATACAGAGTATCTGAAATCTTTAGATGATCTGGCCAAACAGGCAAAGATTAAAGCGAGTGTTATTCCAAAATCTGTTGGAGAGGGAATCAAACAGGGTGTTTATGCAAATCCAACATCTGGAAAAGAATTAAAGAGCTTGATCAAATTAGATGATCTAGTTAATTCCGATCAGTTGGCCAAGATGCAAGAACAAGGTATGAAGATACCACAGTATCTGTCAAAAGGGATTTCTGATGGATCTATATCATTTAAGAGTGCTGCAAAACAGATGCAGAATGCGATCAATTGGACCGATCTGATCCAAAAGGCAAAGGATGCAGGTGTTAAAGTTCCTGATAGCGTAGCGCAAGGAATTAGTTCCGGACAATATGCGGTCCCTACGTCTGTGCAGGCAGTAAAAAATCTTGTCACGTTCGAAGATCTGAAAGCTAAGGCACAGCAAGGTGGTATACAGGTACCGGACTATTTAGCAAATGCGATCACATCTGGTAGTGGAAAACCGAAAGAAGCAGCGGCCGCATTAAGTCGTATGATTTCTTTCCAGGAAGCAATAACAAAAGCAGGAATTGATGGATCTAAGATTCCAACAGAACTTGCAACGAAAGTTGCACAAGGAAAGACGCCGGTTCAAGATGCAATCAAAGAACTAACAAAGATAGACTTATCCGGAGATCAGAATGCATTTGGTCTTACAAAAGCTATTGATAGTACGGCACAAAAGACAAAAAGCCAGGCAACAAAGATAAAAAACAGTTTAAAAATCGGCAAGGTAGATAATTCAGCTGCAGCAAGCTCATTTGATGCTATTGCAACCAAAACAGGAAAAGCGGCTACTACAGTTAAGAAAAATAGTACAGCAATCAAAAAAGCAAGTAAGATTACTGCTACGAATAATTCAAGTGCCGGAGTTCAATCGTTTAATAGTTATTTATCTTCTTTTTCAAAAGGATCTGGTAAAGCAAAATCAGCTGCAGATAAAATCAGCAAAACAACCGCAGCAGGGCTTGCTTCTGGTTCGGGCAAAGCAAAAACAGCCGGCGGAAAGATGACATCGGAATTTTCTAAAGGGATCACAGCAAAGTCCGGAACAGTAAAATCTGCCGGTTCAAAAGTATCTAAAGCAGGTTCTTCCGGAGCAAGTGCGCAGAAATCTTCTTTTGTATCCGTTGGTGGTAATTTATCTCTTGGATTAGCATCTGGTATCAGATCAAACTCTGATGCTGTATCAGCAGCCGCAAGAGAAGCGGTAAGAGCTGCAGTTGCAGCCGCAAAAGCAGAAGGTGAGATTCATTCGCCATCCCGTGTCATGGAAAGTGACGTAGGAAAATGGATGCCGTTAGGAATGGCAGTAGGTATCCGAAAGCATACCAAAGATGTAGAAAATGCTTCTGGAGAGATGGCAAATGCATCCGTAGAAGCCACAGCCACAGCCTTAGGAATCCATTCACCATCTCGTGTATATAAAGATGCGATTGGAAAGAATATTCCAAAAGGTGTGGCAAAGGGCGTTAGAGAAGGGCAGACAGAACTCAATGCAGAAATGAAGCTTTCTGTGAATGAAGCATTATCTGCAGCTAAGACTGCATCCAAGAAAGGAAATTATTCCGATATCGGGAACAACCTAGTGTCTGGTATATCTGAAGCACTCAACACAGCAAAGTCAAGATCATCAGAAACCGTACAAGAAATCATTGATCAGCAGACAAGTAAGGTTTCCTCTAAGCACGATAAGGAAGAGCAGAAGTTACAAGATAAAATCAGCAAAACTAAGAACAAGAAAGAAAAAGCGCGATTAAAGAAACAGCTGAAAAATCTAAAAGCAAAAAACAATGCAGAAGAAAAGCAGTTAAAAACTGCCGGAGAGAAAACTGCAGCAGCTTACAATGATGCATTTGAGAAAGAAGCTGATCGATTAAACAAGATTGCACAGGAAAAGTTACAAGACTTATCTGATGAATATCAGGAAGCGTATAACAACATCAAGAGCAAGATGGACAGTTTAACTGATAAACAGCAATCTTGGGGAAATATCTATAACCTTGATCAGAATATCATGGACATTGAAAAGTATCAAAAGAACTTGAAGTTGCTAGAAAACAAGATTCCTGAGTCTATGATGGAAAAGATTCTCGGAATGGATATTGATGCAGGAAACGCTTATATGGCATGGTTCCAGCATATGTCAGAAACTGAACAGCAGGCTTACATTAATAAGTGGAATCAGCAGCAGAATATGTCCAAAACATTTTCTGAAAACTTCTTTGGAGATGATCTCGCAAAACTTCAGGCAAATTATGAATCTGAAATGAAAACAGTAACGGATGATCTGCAGAAAGAGATGAAACAGGCAGGAGTTAATATTGCCAAGGGATTAACTGCAGGTATGGAAAGCGAAACCAGAAACCTCAGCAAATCCATGAAGAAAATCTGCCAGAATATTATTAAGACAGCCAAAAAGACACTTAAGATTCATTCCCCATCTCGAGAATTTGCAAAGATTGGTTCTTATGATATTCAGGGAGCAATCAAAGGACATGAAAAAGAAGCTCCAAATCTGTATAAACAAATGGGAACGATTTCTCAGAACATGGCACAGAAATTTGCGAAAGCGAAGTTGAACGTTCAAGATATTCAGTCAAGGATGCAGGATGCGATTAACCTGCAGATGCAGACGATCACAACAAGGATGCAGCCAGTTGTGCAAACGGATTCAGCTAATGGATCAGACTCAATAGTTTATACCGGTCCAGAGCGAATAGAAGTGCCACTGATTATAGATGGTCGAGAGGTTACAAGAGTAATCGCCCCTTACATGGATACAGAATTAAGTACAAGAGCAACACGAAAATCAAGAGGAGGTGTATAGTATGCCAGGAACATTAGGAGTCACGATCGGAGAAAAACATACCTTAAAGGATTGGAATCTTGGGTGGACTGCGATCACTCTTGGTTTTCCGGAACCAAAAACATATGAACTGGATATTCAAGGAGCAGATGGAACACTAGATATCACTGAAGCGGTTACTGGCGGAGATGTGAAGTACAAGAATCGTAGTCTTTCCTTAGAATTTGAAACTCCAGACGAAGACTTTTTTGAATGGGGATCTATTGTATCGGACATTGCAAATTACCTGGTTGGTAAGAAAATGAAGATCTTACTCGATACTGATCCATCTTTTTATTACATTGGCCGACTTACGATTGATGTCGAAAAGACAGATCGTATAAATGGAAAGCTTGTAATGTCCGGAGAAGTTGATCCATATAAGTATGAAGTTGCTTCGTCTCTGGAAGATTGGTTATGGGATGATTTTAATTTTGAAACTGATATTATCCGTGAATATGGAGGCATCAAAGTTTCTGGAAAATACGAGCTAAATATTTATGGAAGAAGAAAGAGAGTGATTCCTGTGATCGAATGTGATACACCGATGCAGGTTACATATAACGGGGCCACTTATGATCTTCCAAAGGGCAAAAGTAAAGTGTTCGATATCTGGTTATCAGAAGGGGATAACCTTTTAACGTTTACAGGAAATGGGACAGTATCTGTCGATTATCGAGGAGGTAGTTTATAAATGTATAAGATACTATGTGACGGGAAAACACTGCACGATGTCCGCGATCCGCATTATATGGTGCTTAGCCCTAAGATATCATTAGAGCTAAATAAAACAGGAAATCTTGATTTTGGGATGTTACAAACGCATCCTCACGTTAACGATATCAATAAGTTAAAATCTCGAATCGATGTTTATGAAGATGATGAGCTGTTATTTTCCGGAAGAAGTTTAACGGATGAAAAAGATTTTCAAAACACAGGGCAGATTTCCTGTGAAGGGGAGCTTGCTTTTTTGTTAGATTCAGTACAACGTGCGCATAATTACGGAACCGAAACAACAGAAGCTGGGACAGCCGATACCAATATAGAGGTTTTTAAAAGACTGATTCAAGAGCATAATTCGCAGGTAGAAGAAGAAAAACGATTTGAAATCGGCGTGATCAATATTGAAAGCGTTACGATCTCAAGTTTATCGACAAATTATGAGAAGACCTGGGATTTTATTAATTCCAATTTCTTAGGGAAATACGAAGGGTATCTTCGTGTTCGGCATGATGGAAACATACGGTATATTGATTATGTAAAGCAGTATGGAAATGTAAGTAATCAGGTGATTCGTTTCGGAGAAAATCTTCTCGATCTGAAGAAATACTCTAAGGCAGAAGACATTAAAACAGCGATTATCCCAGTTGGAAAAGATAACGTGACAATCACAACAGCAAATGGTCATAACGGAACGGATTATGTATATAGCCAGGATGCCGTAGATCTATATGGATGGATCTATGACAAGGTTGATTTCTCTGAGGTATATGATCCAGACAAACTACTGGAAGAAGCAAATAAATATCTGCAGAAGTGCATCAACTTAGCAATCACGATTGAACTTACAGCTGTTGATCTGCATATGATCGACGTTGATATTAACGCAATCAGACTTGGAGATCTTGTTCCTTGCATATCTACACAGCATGGAATCATGAGTACGTTTGGAAATCCAGACACTTATTATCTTGTAAGTAAATATGAATTGGATTTAGAGAACCCAGCAAACAATAAGATTACACTAGGAAGAACAATCAGTACATTGACAGACAAACAAGTGCAATCGTCACAAAATTTAGAAACAAAAATAAATGAAGTTCGTACAGAAATGTACAACATATCAGGGAACGATATGGAACCTATCACAAACGAAACACTAGAAGGATTATTAAATTAAAATAGGAGAAAAAATGGCAGATAAAAATTATTTAGATTCTGATGGGGTATTATATCTGTGGCAGAAGATTAAAGCAAAGATTACGGATGCAGTCAAAAACAAAGTTGATAAAGTCAATGGAAAAGGTTTATCTACGAATGACTACACGACAGCAGAGAAAACAAAACTTGCAGGGATCGTGGATGGTGCAAATAAATATGTCCATCCTACATCTTCTGGTAACAAGCATATTCCAAGTGGTGGAAGTTCTGGACAGATTCTAAGATGGGGAGCAGATGGTACAGCTGTTTGGGGCTCTGATAATAATACAACTTATGCAGATGCTACTCAGTCAACACACGGACTTATGAGCACGATAGATAAGAAGAAACTAGATGCATATCCAACGTATTCATCTATCCAGAGTACATATGCTACAAAATCAGAAATCACAAACATGTACAAGTATTGCGGTTCTGCCGCATCTGCAGACAAATTGCCGACAACAGGACAACGTGTTGGCGATGTTTATAACATCGAAACTGCTAGTACATACGGCGGTGCTGGTATGAATGTAGCATGGAATAGCAGTGCATGGGATCCATTAGGCGAAATTTTTAGTATATCAACGATCGCAAATACCTGGATGGATACAAATCTTACATAAAGGCAGGTGCTTGATATGGCAAATTACTTAGATGAAACAGGATTGTTAAAACTTTGGAGTAAGATTAAATCTTACGCAGCAAAGCAGATAGATATGAATAAAGCAATCGTAAACATATCCGCTAGTGGTACAACATTAACTGTCACAAAAGCAGATGGAACAACAAAATATGTAACAGCGGAATTAGTAAAAGGGCAGATGATTTATTGCTGCAGTAACAGCGAAGATCAGATTTATTGCTGTTAAATGGAAGGAGATAAAAATGGCATACACAAAGAAAACATGGGTAAAAGGAAGCACACCGCTTAGTGCGGAAAATTTTAATCATATGGAACAAGGGATTGCTGATGCACACACAGAAATTACGCAGCTAAATTCTGAAAGAGCATTTTTATCAAAAGTATTTTCTGGAACAAACAACAAAATGATTTACTGGCAAAGATGTCAGTCTGAAATTGCAAAAGCATTAGGCATGCAAATATCAGACATAAATAACGAAAAGTTATATATAGCAGCTTGCAACGGTGATTGGAATGCGTATCAAGGTCTGGTAACAGGTGCTGCTTTACAATGGGATAATACCTGTCTCTTATACACATCTGACGCTGCCGACGAACTCTAGGGTGTAGATCTCGGTGGTCGCCGTATCATTA